GGCCATAGGAACTATGACCGCCGAGCCACCAATTTGGATGCATAATATGATTTTTACGATTGTAATGTTGCCAGCCAAGAGCGTGTCCAATTTCGTGTTCAAGCACGCGTTCTTTTCTGCCCGACGTCGGAAGGATATATATTTTTGCTTTAATTATCTCACCCGTAATCTTGCTTGTGTATATTCTTGTAGCGGCCATCTTGTCGTCAACAATTCCTTGCTCGGGCAACACAATCGCTATCTCATTATCTTTCGGATTCATACAGTATGAAAAACGATCCAGATAAACTTCGTCAAACTCATACCCGAGGCGTTCCCAATAATCTACGGCGCGCTGAACTCTCGATAGAGCTACTTCGGTGTTCTGACATACTCTAATATTTGGTACTGTTGTCCATTTATATTTTTGATATGGTTTCTGTGAGAAATAGGAAGCTTTATAAAATCTATGATCGGGATATGATATTCCGTTATTTGTCTGAAACGCCAACAGAAATAGAAGAAAAAACATCATTAATCATTTTTCTTCCTTTATCTCATCCAAAAGCGCCTTAATATCCAAGCCTGCACAATCAATTTTATTTTTACTGACGTGGTAGTGACTTACAAAGCCTTTATATTTCCCGTAAGCCACGCGCTGTTCATAGTTTTTCGAAGTATTGCCAAACTGATTGAGCGGAGTTTCGAGAGGAATGCCGGTAGCGGCGTTAACCGCTTTCCACAAGGCCTTGAGCGCTTTAATTTGTTCAGGGTAGAAGTCCGTATACGGGCCAATTTCGTTTCCATTAACATACGCTTTATCGATAATCGGGCGCTCGCCAAAACCGTGTCTTTTATACCAGTTTTGATATTTTGGATAATATGCGTTGGTGATTTCTACTCCTATGGACGGTCTGTTGGTTCGTTCAGAGCCGGCATGCCAAGCAGCATGCTGCATATCCATCGTTTGGTAAATTGTACCATCATTGTCGATCAAGAAATGCACCGAAATGCCCCTCTTGTCTAACACTCTTTGGCAAGACCGAGAATTAAGACACACATCCCAATGGTTAACAAAGTACCTGATCCTTCGTTTTGGCCTTCCGGTATAATCGTAATAAGTGCCGCGGCGCGCTTTGGGGGCGCCGGCTTCAGACCATAAAACTACTTTGTCCCACTTGATGGGTGTAAAATTTCCGTTGTATACAATGTAGTTTGAATAGTGACATGTCGGCGGTGCGTGCTCGTCAATATTTTCTTGGCGATCGGTCCAAAGGCGCCGGAAGGTCGCAGGACCGCAGAGGCCGTCGGCTGGCAGACCCTTCGATCTCTGATACTTCTTAACCGCTCTGGTCAGCCGGTCGTCAAAAAATCTTTCATTGAACCACGAAGGCTCCCACCCCAATCTGGACGCGGACGCCTCGTTATAAAAATTCTTGTCCATTAAATGTTTTCCTATTTGCGGATAATCCCCACGATATAATTATCCTGCACAATAGAATATGTCGAGTTATCCACAGTAATTTCTTCAATCATGCTGTTATCAACGATAATTGAGTCGGCTTTATCCAGGTCAAACCTGATATCATCCGCCCACCCAAGCACGTTATAAGATGTATATCTTTCCTCTGCTGGTTTATAGTCGTCTGGCAAGAGGATTCCCATGGGAGTTTCGTTCTCGACTGTTGGTTTGGTGTTATTAATTAAAACATATCTGTTGACTGGCTTAAACACTCTCTATCTCCTTTAGTAATATTTTCTCATGATTTTTATATTGCTTGTGTTCTAAGAACACGTTAGTGCGGGCATCACACCGGGTGCACACCAAGGAGACACAAACGTTGTCACCAGCAGTGGCTTTTATGTTGCCGGTGGGTCTCCAGTGGCATAGCTCTGTATTTCTTTGTTTGCAATTAATAATTAATTCATGCTTTTCAAAAAGGTGATTAAAATTTTTCAATTTTCCTCCTAAAAGGTACAAGATTCACCGTCGCAAAATTTAGTGCCGGAAGCACCAGTGGTTTTGAGTCTGGTGATAGGTTTAATTTTTGCTGAGATTTTTTCATACTTTTCTTTTGTAATTGCTTCATACGGCGCCTGTTCATATCCAGTCTCTTCATGTTTCAGGAATGAAACTGCCTTTAGTCTGGTTTCGTACATTTCTAGCGCACTCTTGATTTGGTGCGCCTCGTGGGGCCGGAAGGTTACAGTGATCGACACAGAGTTGTCAGCCCAATAGTGCTGATATTGTGCAGCGATCTCCAACTGCTCCCACATGCTCACATCTTTTTTTCCTTTGACAAAATATTTCTCATGGACTGGAAACTCAACGCATACAGTGTTGGGAGAATACTTGTCCTCTTCAACATTATAACCCGCTTTCGCTAAAGTGTCAAGCATAGCGTTAGATTTCGAGAATCTAATGCGGCGAATATAGTATTCATCTTCTGGGAAATGTACTCCGGGTGTGCTACCGTTTAATAGGGACACTGTGCCAGATGGTTTAATGGAGGTCATGCGCACGGACTTCGGAATACAGAGCCAGTCTGAGTATTCTTCATCAAGCTGTTGCACATGGGCGTAGGCCTTGTCGCACCAGTTGAGCATTTCGCGGCGACCATGTTTGTTGAATGCCTGCACAACACCTGACTGAGACAGTCCTATCCGCCTATTCTTTAGCATCTTGGCATTCGTCTCAGGCCAATGAGTGTTGGAGAGCGTAACGGTCTTTCCATATAAGTAAGCAATTTTTAAAGTTTTTAAATAATCTTCATACGTTTCGTGTTTCGCTGGGAATGTTTCGACCAAACAGCAAAGCTCTGCATCTTCAAGTTGTTGTTCTACACAGGGGTTAAACCCCATCACACTCCTATCGTCATCCCGTGGAGGATCTGCCATGCGGCCGCGTGTGCGTGCATTGTCAAGCCAAATGTAGCCCGGTTCACCGTTTTTTTGCGACTGCTCAGCATGCCACTCATAGTCCATGCCGACCACTGCGTGGAAAGAGTTGTTAGAGCCCCATCGGTGGTGGTAAAGTTTTTCTTGATCATTTTTCATCTCAAGATAGTGAAGGTCATCGTGCGCACCGAGGGCGAGCGCTGCGGAGCGCCGAACATTTCCTGATACCACACATCTCCCAACTAAGTTTTCAGTGTCAACAATGTCGACAGAGCTAATTTGTTGTCCGATTCGGCTGTCGTATAATTCTTTCAAGTTCTTGTGCAACTCAATCAATGGTGCAGGGCCCGAAGACGTACCTCCGAAGCCTTTAATCTCTGCGCCCAGGTCCCGAATGCTAGAATAATCAAATTTTGGCACTGGCGAACCGAAGAAGTAACCGTCTAAAAGCAATTTAACTGAATGTACCCAGCCTTCGCGGGAGTCGTCAATAATATGTATATCGTTCGTAAATTGTGGTTCGGCGATGGTGACGGTGCCGGCGCCTAAAGTATCAAAGCCTACGCCGATGCCAACCATTAGTGCATCCATCATCCAAGCAAACAAATAGCCCCCTTTGGTAGCTAGATCTTTGGTGGATCTAAAGGCACAATTAAAAAGACCAGCGGCAGTTCTTTCCTCGACAAATTTGGTACCCATCATCCACAGGCCGCGGCCTGGAGGGGTCCATTTTAAACTAAACAATCGATCATAGGCATCTTTGGCGGTTTTTTGTGCCTTGTTATCATTCCACTCGAGTCCAAGCTGGAACACATGCTGCTTTTGCATATTAAACATGCCCTCAATAACTCGCCGGCATGTTTGGAACCACTCTTCGGAGCCTTCAGCCTCTGGGTCGAACTCGCTTAAGCGTCTCGAGTAAGTCCTCTTGAACGTTACATATCCAAGGGGGCCCCATGGGACTTCTTTTTCTCTATATTGCTCAATGAATGTGTCTGATAATTTAAATTTTCTGATGTTGTCGATTGTTCTCATTATAATTATTTCCTTCTTGTTTTGAACTTTTCGTACCGGCTCTGCAGTATATTTTTCTGTTCCGCAGCCGTATTAGGAACAGGATTTAGTGGTATAGTGCTTCCATTGTTGGTGTTTGTCAGCACAGTTTTCGGAAGCATTTTTATACACACATTTGAAGTATCCATAAATAGATCATAAATTATGCCATCGGGCCCGTTTCTGTTTTTTGCGATGAACATTTTTGCTTGATTCTTTTGTTTATCCTCGATGGTGCGCGATATTGTAAAAATAAAATCTGCGACAAAACATTTATTAAATGCTTCTGAGATTTGCTCCATCGTAATAACTTCCGCATTTAAGCCGGAGCGGTTGGTTTGCGAAGCAGTCCAAACTGGACACTCAAACTCTTGCGATATTGCTCTCAATTCCTCATAAATTGACTCAAGCTCGTTTCTTTTTTCTTTACGAACTGTTACAGGCTTTAGCAAGTCGGCGTAGTCAATCACGATCATTGCCGGCTTGATACCTCTCTTAATAAGCTTCGAAAGATGTGTTTTAATAGTGTTTGTTGAGGCAGACTTGGTAGGGTATTCCTTTACAATCAGCCTTCCATCGATATCTTTGACCGCATCATAAATTTCATCTTTAAAACTTTTTAACTCTGAGAGGGGGTAGCTTGTTATGCAGCTATCATACCTAGACGCAACAACAGTGTCTTGAAGTTCTAGCGTATAGTGTATTACGGTTTTTCCCTCTTTCACTGCTTGGGTGCCCAAGTGGACGAGCACCATTGATTTGCCCGCACCCGTTGGCGCAATAACCACCCCAAGCTCATTCTTGCCAAGTCCGCCACTGACAATCTTATCGATCTCTGACCAGCCTGTTGTGACTGGCTTCCTAAACTTTGGCTTAAAGCGTTCTTCAAAGTCAATCAAATAATCATAGCCAAAGTTGTTATCGGAACCAAGCTTAAGCGCGTCGTTGATAACAGTTGATATCTCATCGAAAGAACACGATTGAAGCAAATTAACAGACTCCATCATGGCTTCTTTGAGTTTTTGTTTTCTGCAAAACTCAAGCGATGTTTCTTTGATATAGTCGCTATCACTTACTTCTTTGGCCTGTACTCTGGCGAAGTATTCTCTTACTTGATCTCGAACAGTCTCGTCTTCGCTGTCGAGTTCTGTTCGCAAAATTGTGACCAATGCATTAGAAGAAGGGTGCTTCCCATATTTGGAACGATGGCGTAGAATTTTTGTAACAAATATCCGCAAATATTCAAGTTCTAAAAAATTTACATCGAGCACTTCGGTTATCTGATCGGCGAAGGGTCGTTCCTCAAATATCAGTTGAACCAACCCTTCCTGGAAGGCTTTTCCGTACCTTCCAAAGTCTACTTTTTCTGCTAGCATTTTATCCCTTTACTATCGTCACTATAAGTATAACATTCCTTCGCCTAAAGTCAAGGATAAGTTAGCTTTATTATACGGTCGCGTCAATAGAGTCACTTATAATTTTGTTTAAGGAAGTCTTCAGATCTTCCCAATTTAACTCACCAAATCCATCATCAATCATCATCTTTAGGATGCCAGTTTTGTTAAAGGTAAATTCAAAATTTTCTATTGATTCTTTAACGAAAGTTTTAGATTGAATTGACATCTGTGGGGAGTATAGTTGCATCATCTTATAGTTGTGTTCAATTAGGTCCCTACTTTCAACTATATTATGGTAAAATTTTAATTTACTTTCCTCTTGCATGGCCTCACAGTGTTCAATGACACCATCAATAGTGTGTGTTTCTTCTTCGCTCAAAAAGCTTAATCTTTTAGAAACCGTACCGAAGCCCACTCCCCTCACTCCCGGCAAGTTATCAGAGGTATCCCCGATAATTGCCCTAGCCAGAGCCATGTTGGTTGGGTGCACGCCGGTCTGTTCAATGATTCTCTTAGTGTTCAATAGTTCATCTTTGGTCGGTCTCCACAGAACTGTCTGGTTCTCGCAAAGCTGCATGAAGTCTTTGTCATTGGATACGATGATCTTTTGCCAATCCTTG